TACCTCTGATAGAGTTTACACTTCTGTCAAGTGCATCAGCAATTTCTTCAATGAATTTACCAGATTCTACCATCTCAGTGATAGAGCCTTCTTCTTCATCAGTATAAGTTTTAGGAGTCACTTTTTTCTCAGCTGGTTTAACATGCTGAGTCATTTCTAATGAAAGTGCTTTACCGTTGATTTGTCTTGCAGTGAATTTGCCATCAGCAAAATCAGCAGCAATTTCTTCTGCAGTGTATGAACCACTGTTACTCTCTAAGTAACTCTTAAGTTCATCAGTTTCGTCAGCAGAAAAGACAGGAGCCGCTCCTGGCTTTTTAGGTACGTCGTAACCAAGTTTTCTTAACTTTGCTGTTACGGAACGTCTTGGGAAGTCGAACTCTTCCATTAGGTTTTCAATGATTTCTTCAGTAACGCCATCAGCTGCTGCATCGTGCATACTTTGAACCATATCTTCTGTATATTCAAACTTACTCATTTTTTCATTCTCCTTTTGATGTATTGTTTTGAAGTTTGGTTACAAGAAGGCTTGTTTTCTTCTTGATAATAATATATTAATATAAATCTATTTATAAAGCAAACATTATGTGAAAGAAACTGGTGGTTTGGTGCCAACAAAAGTTTCTAAAAAACACCATTCATGATATTGGATTTGTTATCCCAATAGTCAATTATCTTAATTCCAAGATTGACGGCACGAGTATATTTGCTAGAGGATATGTCACCAGCTGAGATGAGTGCATAACAGTCTTTTGTAACTGTGTTTGTATTTTTAAACCCATATTGAGACAGGTGACTAGCTAATTCGTTTCTAGTCATATCAGCTTTACCTGTAATACAAATCTTTTTTTCAGTCCCAAGGGTTTGTTCTATAGTAATATCTTGTTCTAGTTGTAGTGGAAGGTTCTTAACCCAATCTTCATTTTCATCTAACCATGTTAAGATGTTTTCAATTGTACGAGGACCAATACCTTTTATCTCTTTGTATTCTATTTCTCGTAATCTAGCGAATGTTGGAATATGTGGAACAATAAGTTTAGCACCACCTCTACCAACTCCTTCAATGCCTAGCGCAGCTAGAACTGTTATGTAAGGTTTTGTCTTTGACCTTTCAATCTCATCTATAATCTTTTCTCCATTTACACCTAGTAAATCCCATGCTTGTGACTCATATAAATCAATAGGATGTGTAAGTTCCATCTTTTCTATACTCTTTGGACCTAATCCTTTGATTTCCATAGTGCGGATAAAATATTCTAAAAACTTAACAGAGCTTGCAGATGTCTTGTCTTTAACAAACAGACGAGGTCCGTTTCTTACTACTGCAAGTCCAATAGCTTTTGCAGCGTGTTTTTGACTTATTCTTTCATGCTTACTGTGTTTTACAACCTCAATAAACTTTGGAATAACTCCACCCGCTCTTTCAATTTTGATTGTGTCACCTAGACCTAGATTATGCTCTTCTATAATATCTATGTTGTGTAAAGTAACTCGTGAGATTGTTGCATCCTCAACAACCACTGGGTCAACAATGCCCGTTGGTGCAACAAGACCTGTTCTACCAACAGACCATATAACATCTTGTAGTGTTGTTTCAGCAGTTTCAACCTCACGAGTTTTGAGAGCAACCGCAAATCTTGGATATTTACTTGTGTAACCCAGCAATCCACATTTAACTGAGTCATTGATTCTGTATACTGTTCCGTCTTTAGGAAACTGTAGAGCATATTCATGTGCAACAGTTTTGAAGTTTGCTGATGATAGTATGTTTAATTTAATATCATAGTTTAAATCAGGCTCACTTAACAAATCGTGTGCGATGAAAGCAATATTTCTTTCACTAAACTCTTTTGCACTTTTTAATCCGAGTGCACCACTAACATAGTTTCTAAAATTATCCACACAGTTAGTTGTTACACATTCGCCATTAACAACCCAATCGTCATTTAAATTTATGTTATTAGGAACGTACTGAATATATTTAGCTAAATGAGTTACATCTTCACCCATCTCACCATTACCACGTGTCAAAGCTAACTTTAATTTACCTCTTTTATAGATTAAAGTTAGATTTGTACCATCTATTTTTGGTGTGATATGGTCAAAGTCTGGTTTAATCTCAGACTTGTCATAAACTTTTTGTAAACTGTATAATTTGTAAGGATGTTTTACCTTGCCTGCTGCACCACCCACACGGAGTGTGGGAGAGTCAGCATCGCGCCACCCTTGAGCCTTTTCAACAGATTCAAGTTTTGTGTATAGAGCATCCCACTCAGCATCACTGACACTGGGTTTACTCTCATCATAGTATTCTTTACTAAGACGCAAAACTTTTAATTTAAGCTCGTGGTAGTTCATTAGCAAAGGCTATCTGGTGTTCTTTCAGGCCAAGTGCCATGTTTTGCATAGTGGTCTCTTATTCTTCTGATTGTAGCACCTTGATGGTTCTGCATATTACAGAATTTTTTAACCATAGCATTATCAGGGTCAAGTCTTAAAATTTCGCAGGTCAAGACTTCCTCGATATGCCAGTCCATAACTTGTTTTGTTGATTGCATATATTTTCTCCTTATTATAAATTATTATATAGAATAATTGACAATTTGAGAAGAGTTATTTACAATCGCACTTGTGTTTATAGTCTGTAATTGCTGCTTTTATTGCATCTTCTGCCAACACTGAACAGTGTATTTTGACGGGTGGAAGTGCTAATTCTTTTGCTATTTGAGTGTTTTTAATCTCACCAGCATCATCTACTGATTTTCCTCTAACCCACTCAGTTATTAAACTACTTGAGGCAATAGCTGACCCACAACCAAAAGTCTTAAACTTGGCGTCTTCAATAACGCCTTCGTTATTTACTTTGATTTGTAGTTTCATTACGTCTCCACATGCAGGAGCCCCGACTAGACCCGTACCTACTGTAGGGTCATTCTTATCGAGGCTTCCGACGTTTCGTGGATTCTCATAATGGTCTATAAGTTCTTTACTATAAGCCATTTTGTAAAATTACTTCTCCGCGCAAGCGTATGAATTAATTTCGAGACCTACGGAAATTTCCGTAATCGTTGGTTTAGTCCATGCCATTTCATTTTCTCCTGTGTTAAAAGTTAATATGAAATGTGTCGGTTGTCAAATCGTGACCGCGAACCACATTTGATAATATAATTATACCAAAAAGTTTCTTAACATTTGATGAACAAAATAAAAAATTTTGGTCAATCGAACCAATTTTTAATCTTTTTTATAGGATTTTGTAATCCTTGATAAACCCGTTCAATTAATTCTATGTGTTTACTTAGCTTTGCATCAAGTAAGTCAAGTTTTTGTTGTATTTCGTCAATCTTCTTTTCTAATTCTTCCACTAGTCTATCACAGATTCTTCAACTGTGCAAATTAAATCATTTAAATACCACTTGGCTTTCCTAAGGTCTTCAAGTTGCTTTCTCTTGTCCTCGTGCTTTAGATTGTATCTACTAACATATTTAATCACGTTAGCTTGAGACCAGTTCATATCCCAACTTTTGATATACTCTGTGGTTTCAATACCTTTATTATAGTGAGGAGGGTGGTTTACCATATCGGCATTTATTTTCATAGGTGGTGCTCCATTTACGTTGTACGTTCTTTCATAACAGTTGTCATCAACTAAGTCAGACATAAAGTCCCAATAACTTTGTCTTTTCATGCTATCTTATCTTTAATTGAGTTTAACAATTGAGATAAGTTTTCCTTTTTATTTAGGTTTGTGCCTTCAATTTGTATGCCTAGCATCTGTTCAAGTTCTCTTAGCATCACCTTTACGGTTTGTCCTTTTTCAGCCTCATCTGCTTGAGGTTTTTCATAAATCTTCAATTGAACTAATTTACTAATAACACTCCTATATCCTTTGCCAAAATGTTCTCCAATTTCGTGAACATCTTTAATTGCTTCGTCCTGATACATACTTATCAGTTTTTGTTCTTCTTCGTCACTCCACGCTTTTACGCTCATTGATTCCTCCAAAATCTATTTCTAATTGTTTAGTGCTAACATAGGGTTTATTGACTATTTTAGCAACTTCCTCTAATAAGGGTATAATAGAGTTTACTTCGTCAGCAGGTATTGCATATCCACTTTTGGTGGGATAAATCATGCCAGTGTCTCCATCCATAGCATATTCTCGTATATGGACATACTGTTTACTTCTAAATTCGTTAAGGGTAATTTTAACAATATTACCATTTGGCTTTGCAAAAGCCTCTCCTATATCAATATCCATATATAATTCTACTAAAAGTCGTAGGCAATTCCTTTTCTTTCCCAATCACCATATCTAGTTGGTTCAAGT